ATGAAGGCTTATTTAAAAAATATAATTATAATTGGTGACGGTGATGAAAAAAGGATTCTTACGTTTAGTGATGGCCTAAATATTATAACAGGTGATTCTAAAACAGGTAAAAGTGCACTGATTGAAATTGTTGATTATTGCCTGTTTTCTCAAAGATGTACTGTTCCTGTCGGTAAGGTCATGTCCTTTGCATCAATATTTTCCATTGTACTTCAAGTGGATAACAAAATAATTGTATTGGGTCGAGAAAATAAACCGTCTTCTAAAAGTTTTATTTCTGTTGAATATGATGAAAAATTCTCACCAGAGGATTTAGTTGATCGGCATTACTTTGAAAAATGTACAGCAAGACAAAAGAGTGACGTTCAGCGTGATTTTGAACAACACTTAGGCTTGTCTGTGGAGTCTACTGATCTACCTGAAGATGACTCATCAATTAGGAAAGGGAAAGCATCTATTAGAAATGCAGTTTCTCTTATGTTTCAGCATCAAAATTTAGTTGCAAATAAACATAGCATATTTTATCGATTTGACGATTTTTTAAAAAGAAACTCAGTTATTGATCAACTGCCTATTTTTCTTGGATGGTTTAATAATAAGTATTACAGATTAATGTTGAGAAGAGAACAATTAAAAAGGGATATAATAAAATTAGAAAAAGAAGAGAATAAACATAAACTTTCCATCGATGAAACGAAGAATAAGATCTTGTCTCCTCTCAAATCGTACTATCAAGCTCTTAATTTAAAATTACCTGATGAGAATCTATCCATTATTGCTCTTAAGTCATTGGCAAAGAACTTACCTGAAGTTCCGATTAACTCAGAGCAGAACTCAAAGTTAGCAGAACAGAAAAAAGCACTGTTAGATGAACAAGATACCTTGTATAAATTACTAGTTGAAAAGAATAAAATTTTAGGCTTTTTAGAAGATAGTGAAAAAGAGTCTGAAGATTATTCAAAAATAATGATGGAGATGCAAAGTATATCGTCAATATCTGAAGATCGTGAAGTGGATAGAGCGATTTGCTGTCCACTTTGTGATTCGGAAGTTAAGAGTGTGACAACTACGCTGGCATTAGTTTCTGAATCTAGGAAAAATCTATATGCAGAGCTATCTAGAGTTGGTAAGTATGCTAGTGATGTGAGTAAATCATATAATAGCTACTTATTGGAGCGTGATAAAATAAAGCAAAGAATGAATCAAATATCCAGTAAGCTTGGATATCTAAATAAATTAATGTCAGCTAAAAAGAATGAAAATATTAGAGATAAACTTAATCAGTTGAAAGGGAGGATGGAAGTTATACTAGAACTGGAGTTGTCTACTATTCAAGGTAAGCCCAAAGATACAATATTATTGGACATGAAGAAAGAGTTAGAATTAATTGAAGGTCAACTCCTAGAGTTCCCTATAGATAAAAAAATGTCTGAGGCGAATACAATAATGCAAGAAACAATGAACTATCTGAAAGATAAGTTCGATTTTGAAGATGAACTTAGAAATGGTCAAATGAAGTTTGATATAAGAACATTTTCTTTTCATTATGAGTGGCAGGGAAAAAATCTAAGATTGTCTGAGATGGGAAGTGGTGCAAACTGGTTAGCCTGTCATTTGGCACTGTTTTTATCTATTCTAAAATTAATTGCAATAAATGATTCAAAAATACCTACGATTTTATTTTTGGATCAACCAAGTCAAGTTTATTTCCCCAAAGCTAGTAAGATATTCTCATCTGAGAATAGTGAAGAACTAAGATCTGATGAAGAGGATGATGATCGTATAGATGAAAATATCCTTCAAGTTGTGAAAATATTTCAAACTATTAAGGACTTCCTCAACGATCTTAAAAAGGAATATAGCTTAGACTATATTCCTCAAGTTATTGTTTTAGAACATGCAGATGAACCTCAGTTTAACGAATTTGTTCGTTATAGATGGTATAGCAAAGGGCCAAAACTTATTTAGTTCTAGATTGATAGCTCATACCATCCCGCGTTCTTTTGCCCATGCCATAAATTCAGCGTATGGGCGACGGCCTTTCATTCCGGGAATGGGTTTGGGGAAACCTAGCTTGGTTGTCCAGCGCCAAAGCGTGACTTGGCTGATGTTGAGAAGCTCTTTGATCTCTTGATCTGAAATGTAGAGTGGGGCACCTTGGTAAACTTTCCATGCAGGTGGTGTTTCGGGAACTTCCTGTTGTACTACTGGGTTTGATGCTGTTTTGGCCTGCAACGCTTCTTTTAAGAAAGCTGGTGCAGTATATGAGAAAGTAAAATCGGTATTGTTCATTGCACATCTCCATTATTGGGTGATGGCTCGGAATCAGCGTTATGCTTGTTTGAGTGGTCAGCTCTGTATATACTTGATTCCGAGGCGTAAAGTCTCATTGCACAAAGAATGCCCTTATTGGTTTGGTCACCGATAGGGGCTTTCTCTTTATTGGCTAATCATCGCCTAGATAAATGTTTTCATATAAAGCTTCATCGAAGCCTGTAAATTTGGTACTGGCGCAATAGAGTTTGTAGAAAAAACCAGCTAGGCCTAAAGCATGGGTTGCGCCAGTAATACTTCTACTAATGGTTCTTTCATCCTCGCTGATATAGCCAATGTGATAAGTGTTTGGATCATTTTCCGCATGGTTATAGAACGTGATATTAATAAAATTCCAGTCATACTGAGGGTTTTTCACATTCATATATATTGCGGTGTCACGTTTTTCCCAATCAATTTCAATTTGATAATGGCCATATTCGCGAGCTTCATCTTCCCAATAGCGTCGGATTTCACTGAGTACTTCTGCTGCCGTCATTTGTTTAGGTACTGGTGCTAAATGTTCATCGAGCAGTTTTTTCATTTGCTCTTTGGCACTGGAGTTCATAGCTTCGGTGTAACTCTCAAGCACCAAATCAGATATAAACTTATTGTATTCTGGGATTGAAACATGGTTGAGGCTTGCGTTAATGGACTCCTCAATCTTCCCTTTGATGCTTTTGCCAAAGTCACCGTAACTGCGCATTGCTTCATTAATGCATTCTTTAACGGTGACATTTAATTTATCTGCGATCATCTGCTCGATAGCACCATTGGTGATCATAGTGTTGATTTGTTCATTCACGATTTGCTGTAGTTCTTTCATTGTTGTTCCTTATTGAGGTTAAAACCTCATTGCACAAAGATCTCAGTGGGCTGAGTTTAGGTGGTTTAACTTACTGCTCAGTTGGTCAGAAAGAGCGTTCACTTGTTTGAGTAGCGCGATATCAATTTCATTCATTGATACCTCAACGTCTTGGCAACGGTCGCAAAGTTGTAGTAACTGGTTCAAATCATCGTAGAAAGGGTCTTCTTTCGGGATGTTTGTCAGGTGCGATTCTAGATGTGGTTTATGTAGCTTGATTGCACTGATATTCGATAGTGCTATCTCTACATCGATGAGTTTTAGGTGATCCATTAGTTTCAATCCATTCAATTAAGTAAACTTACCCATCAATGTTAGAAAACTAACTTTATTAATGCAAGTGATTTGTAAGAAAACTTACTATGGATGTATGGAAACAAAAAAACCGCCCAGCAGGCGGCTTGAATGATTCTATGGGATCTAAAGGAGAACGGAATACCAGAAAACTCGGCCTACGATACTAATTTTTTGTTCCTGAATCTGTTCAGCACTGTACTCTCTAGGGGGATATTCAACTTCATTAAAGCTGTAAATCCTGATTCCTCCACCGGGAAGTCTGTAGAGCTTCTTAATAAAAAGCTCTCCGTTATGATTGATTGCAAAAATTTTCCCATCTACAAGAGTTTTATTGCCACAATCGATCCCAACCGTGGAGCCGTCTGGTAGAACAGGATCCCATACTATTACCGTGGACAGAAACGCACTTTGCATTTTCTGTGTCTACGTTATACCTGCGCAGAGTCGATTTAGCGAAACGTAGTCGATAACCTTTGTCATCCTCGACATCACAGATGAATCCGTTTCCAGCAGACAAGCGAACGTCAACTAAGAAGGGGATAGCGACCTCATCGTCTCCTAGAGGTGTGTTACTGTCCCAAACTTGCATATTTCCAAGCAATTCAGCATTGCCAGTTTCGTTTTGATCCTGTTGGCCTTTTCCTGTTTGGAGCCATTGGGGATCAACTCTAAGCTTCTTGCAAAGGGCAATCAGGTTTGAACCTTTAGGTGTAGTCTCACCTCTCTCCCAAAACACCATTGATGTTGGAGATACCCCAATGCTCTTAGCAACTTCTTGCTGAGTTAGTTTCAGTTCTTTACGAACTCGGCGAATTCTTTCGCCAATAGTTTCTTTAGTCATGTTAGTTATCTTACAGTCACTTGACCTAAGTTTTCTTATGTGTCTAAATGTTAGAAAACTAATATGGAGTGTTTATGGAACCTCAATTACCACCAATAAAAACTGTCGATGTGATCACCTTCTTTGGAACGAAGCAGAAAGTAGCTAATGCCGTTGGTACAACTCACTCTGCTGTCAGCCAATGGGGTGAGTTTGTTCCTGAAAGCAGAGTGTTTGAATTTCATTACCTAATGAGAACGCCTGAATGGCGTCATAGTTGCGATGAATAAAACTTAGGTGTTTTTCAAAAAAGAAATTGATTCTCACGATTCTGTATAAATAACCAGTAAGGAGTAACTATGAATTTGGGTTTAAAAGCGACCATTCGTAATGCTGTTGACGAGTGGTGCTGTCAGGTGGATGCGAAGCGGGATATCGCTCAAGAGGTTGCACATCATTATCACAAGATGGGTCTGCAGTTTGATGAGGATGCTCCGGGCGGTGATCTCCTTAAGCCTGCCATTCCTGCCAATGCGCAAAACAATACGCAAAATTTTTTCCGTTGGAACCAACGTTCAAGCATGGAAAGCAAAGCCAATTTTATGGATACGCTTCCGGCCATTATTAGTGCGATGCCTAAAGAGCTGGCCAGCAAAATGTTGAACCGGTTCCTTAATCCACTTGGTTTTACGGTTTCAGCCGTTGAGCGCAGGGTAGAGCGGTTTGATCGTGATGAACTGCTTGCGTATTTCGGTAAAGAGCATTTTGAAGCAACAAGGGCTGTATTGCTTTTGCGTAGTGCTCCGACCGATGAGCAAATTTATGAAGCCATTAAGGAGGTACGTGAAAGTGAAGTAGCTCATGCTCCGATCATTCATTACCTAGAAAACCAACTGTCTCGCTAGGAACTGACCACTCCACCGATTGCGAGTTTGTTATGGAGAACTTTGTGCAATGAGTCTTTATATGATTTTTTCATGTGGGCTGCGGTTTTATGTTGCCGTTACGCCTCAAGGTAAGCGCTTCGTTCCTCGTGAAGAGGCCGAAGCAATTTGGCACCAAATGCATGTGCGTAAGGTGGCCGTATGATTGAGTTTCTAGATCGTCCAATCGCGTTTCATCGTGCTTTTATAGGACTTGGTATCGGGGTTACTGGAGCTCTACTGCTTAGCCAATCTTTGTATTGGAGTAAGAGAACAAACAACACCGAAGGCTGGTTCTATAAGTCCACGGATGACTGGAAAGATGAAACAGGTATGACACGTACTGAAATCGAAACAGCGCGTAAAAAACTGCGGAATCTCGGGGTATTGGAAGAGAAAAAAGTCGGTGTACCGTGCCGACTTCACTACCGCATTAATTCTGCAAACTTGATTGCACGTTTACAGCAAACTAGTTTGCAGGATTCCTGCAAACAGGGCTGCGGGAATCCTGCAAGCAGGGCTGCAGAAACCCTGCAAACTATTACAGAGAATACACATAGACTACCAGAGACTACTACAAAAACACTGAGTGTGATTGAGCAGTGTTTTGAGCATTTCTGGAAAATCTTTCCTACCAAAAAAGCCAAGAAGCAAGCATTCGATAAATTCAAAGCGATTGTGAAGCGACGAAGTGAATCACCCGAAGAATTCACCACCATGCTCTGCGCGGATGTACATGCACGTTTGCAGAATGGTCAGTTCGGATTCGACAAACTTCACGCAACCACTTACTTGAACCAAGAGCGATGGAATGATGACCATGAGATCAATCGACCAGTCACTGCTAAATCAAGCGGTAAAACCAATCGTTACGAAGAATTCAACGAACAGCTTCTCAGAAAGTACGGGCACACTGCCACACCAGTTGGGGACTCAGGTAATTCAACTGACCCTAGCGGATTGGGTTCAGGCGAAGTTCACGGAGGCCTACGGGGCGAAGTGGCCTCACAAGGCGTTACCATCGACTTGGGCTCAGGGGATTTCTACGATGTCAGCGGTGGAGGTGAGGAAGGCCGTTAGCTCTGCGCTGTTGAATGGTGATGAGTGGCCCCCAAGCCTTCCTGAGTTTGTTGGCCTTGGGCAAAACATTGATATCGATTTTGATGAGGCGTTTAAACGCATGATCAGGGGACGACCACAAGGTGACATCGAGTATTGGGCAACTCAAGAAGTGGGTTTTGAATGCCGCCGATATCTAACGAATGAGAAAGCCAGAGCCAAGTACAGAAAGGCTTTGAAGAAATATTCTGATAAGGCGAAAGCAGGCTCATTACCGATTAGAAATTTAATGCAACTTGCTGATAAATCGAATTTGGTACCAGTTGAAAAGCTCGACCGACCCGATCCAAGTCAGTTCAACCAACATTCTGTTTTTGCGCGGATAGCGGCGCTAGGGAAGAGAGCTTAATGGCCATTTTAGTTCACTCAACCACATCGGTTGAAGATAAAAACCGTTGGGGAACCACTTGGGATTGTTTTGACGACGGGCAAGCTTTGTATGGTCGCCCCTTTAAGCTTGATGTTTGTGCAGAGCCAGCCACAGCAAAGGTGAACCGATTTTATACCTCAATCGAATGGCTTGAACTGCGAGCGGGTAGTTTTGAACAACGCGGTATTGGTTTTTGCGGTGAGGATTTTAAACCCCAAGCAAAGATTGTAGGTTTTGATGCTTTGAATCTGCATTGGGAAAATGATTTTTGGTGTAATCCTCCCTTTGATTTGAAGCAGTTGTTCATCAAGAAAGCGTTCGTTGAAGCTCGTGCCGGAAATAGCGGCATGATGTTGTTGCCTTACGAACCCGCAACAGGATGGTGGCGTGAGTTGGTTGACGGCAAGGCGACAGCCATTTATGAACCGGATGGCTGTTACAACTTTTACGACATTGACGGTGTAACCAAAAAGACAGGGGTGAACTTTCCCTCTGCGTTCGTGCTCTGGACTCCTCACTTTACGCATTACACGCCAAAAATTCCGTTTAATCGCGGTGTGGCTGATGAGTTGGGCATTAATTTCCACATGCGATTAGGGGAGGCGGCATAGTATGAGACCAGAAACGCTATTGGCGAAGTTTGACCTAAGAGGGCTGAACTACGAGCAAATGCATAACGGTGGCGGCAAAGGGCTGTTTAGCCTAGAAGAACAGCTTGCGATTGTAGGAGTAAGTTGGAAGGAATCGCCTGTTGGTTTCCTCGTGTTGTTTGTCGAGGTGTTGGCCAACAAGGCATCTTTGAAGTTACTTCAGCAAGCGGTCAAGGTGGAACTTGCCGGATTAACCAACGGTCAACGTGGCCAGAAAAGCGATAAAGCGTTTGAAGCGATGGTTACTGCAGCGATCATTGAGGCGACTCAGCCACTAGGGCAGATCTGCACTTCATGCGGCGGAACTGGGAAGTATAAGAACGCCAGTTATAACTTGCGTAAGTGCCAGCATTGCAATGATGGAAGAGTGGAGTGGAGCGTAGAAACACGGTTCGCTACCATGTGCAGCACTGGTTTTGCCTGCACGTACACTTACTTCAAAAATCACTATCACCCGTTGTTAGATCAACTCACCAAGTGGCTAGCGAACAAGCGTAACGCTGCAATGTTGGTGTTGATGGAGAGGATAAAAACAGAAGAAACTGCGATATAGAGTGGTTTTAGTGTGAGCTACGGTGAGCTAATCCATTTTCCTCAAACTAAACGCTCCGAAAGGGGCGCTTTTTATGCTATGAGCTTAATTGCAAACTAACGAATTCATATGATAGGATCTAGGCATATTATCTGAGGGTTAAGCATTGAAAAAAAAGCCATTTCCAGCAAAGTGTGTTCGCTTAAAAAGGTTGTCAGAGCATTTAAAAAAAAGCAAAGCTCGCATAAAGCGTAATAGAAGAGCAAAGCTCGCAAAAAAACTAAAAAAGAGTGCTAAAAATGACACTAGTTTAATAAAAGTTGATGATAATCCGATACTTAGAGATTTGTCAAAAATTTGCAGTCTTCGAAAAAGTGCCGCGATAAATGTTAATCAGGCGTTTTATAAGTTCAAAGCTCCTCGTGTATTTGATATCTTTTCTGATCCTGAAGCAGTATTAAAGTCGTTAGCCAGATTGCAAGAGGCCTTATCAGATAAAAAAGTCAAGAAAGTCTACTTTAGCCAGTCAAAAGTAACTAAAACTAGTTTAGGTAGTGAATTTTTACTGGGAAAACTAGCAACGGAGTATCAAGATCACCGATTAGAAATTAATACTCCGATAGATTATGAAGGAAAGTTGCCTAAAGATAAGAGAGCGTTTGAGTTAACTAAACATATAGGCATTCTGTCGGAAGTAATGAGTCCTACTCATAAGTCCATGAAATTTGAGGTTACTAATGGCAGTGTACATGTCTATAAAGTTGACAACAAGCTTAGTGAAGTAGCATCAGTATCCTCAGAAGATAAAAAAACTGATACAACAACGGGTTGCGTTGCACATTTGGAAAAGTGCCTAAACGAGCAGCAATTAAGTTTAAAAGAAGGGGCTGCCAATAAAATTCGCTTTTGTATTGGAGAGATTTTGGACAATGCTAATGAGCATTGTAACAGAACAGCGCCTGTTTGGTATGTTAGAAGTTTTTTGAATACGAGTTCAAAACGAGGTAGGTTCTTTGAGCTAATGGTTCTCAATCTTGGCGATACTATAGCTGAGACATTTGAAGCTCTGCCTGAAACAAGCAAAGCAAAAAAGTTAGCTATGAGGTATGTGTATAAACACTTGGGAAAAGAGTCAAAACAGAACTTGTTAACTGTTTCAGCATTACAAGGAAATACATCGTCAAAGAAAGATGAGGATCCCACTCGTGGGCAAGGTACTGTGAATTTAATTGAAACTTTTGAGAAGATATACCTGTCTTATGTAGGTTTACGAGGTTGCCGTACAAATTCAGTTGCACAGATGAATTTAATCTCTGGATCCACTGTAGTGAAATTTGATGGAACTTATCATTCTTGTACAGAAGTGAATTCAAAAGGTGAGGAAAGTGTTACCATAGCTTTCAATAAAGAATCTAGTTTAGAGTTGCCTCCAGATTCTAGCTTTGTATACTCAATGGAGGGCGTTTTTTTCCCAGGTCTGATGATTAACATCAGGATTCCTTTGCAAGGTAGTACAACGCCACTACATGGTATTGAAGAGAAATATGAATAAAAACAATACATTAATTATAGATTTCAGCGGTTTTGAAAGTGCTAGCCTTTTTACAGGTAGAAAGAACGGCAATAGAGCCAGAGAGCACTTTCATGTCAAGGACGCTGATTATTTCGTTTTTAAAGCAAATAAGGATCAACTTGTTACCAGTTCTTACTTCCTTGGTCTTGTTGGTAAGGAGTTGATGAATTTGCTATCAAAAGTCAAGGATACTAATGATTTGCTCACTAAAGTTGATATGTCGGGTTTAAACCCAGATAGTCAAGAAGAGTGTACTAGAGCAATCAGAAGAGGACTCAGCTCGTTTGAAGTTTAGCAATAGGTTATTCCTCCGTCTGGCGGTAGTGTTTTTGGGAGGCTTATGCTTCCTGCCTGAGGCGAAAGCAGATACGGTTAATGCTGAGTTTTTTGATTTCACACCGAATGATATGTGCGTAGTGGAGTATGATGTGGTTGGGGTGAGGTTTATTTTACTAGAGAAAACTTCGAAACCTAGAGAGAGCAACGTTGGTGTAGAAGTTCCTAAAGCAAGTGATAATAACCTTAAACCGTCTGATATAATCGCTATTGTAGCTGTAGTTGTCTCAGCATTTCTTAGTGCTGTGACACTTTACCTCAACTTTCGCTCTGCATCTGAGAATCACAAAAATTCAGTACATGATGAATTCTGGATGCGTCAAATATTAATACCCCAATTCATAAACCCATTCATGCGATTTATTGATGAATCTTCTGCTATTTTTGCTAACAACGGTAATAACCTAACAGATTATTACACTAGCTATGCTCTCTCACAATTGAACCAGTTAGAAGACTCAATTATTGTAATACAAGCTGTAAGTCCCAGCTTAGGTGAGAAATTGAGTCAGGTGATCGAAGATTTCCACGACAAAGTTGGTGAAGAAGATACCATCAACACTTTAAGTGACTTTAGGAGTAACTTGCTAATGGAAGCGTCAAGAGATGTAGTCGCTGCTATCAAAGCAGAACAATTGCGTGAAAAGAAAAATTTTTTTCACAGGCTGTTCTCTTCCGTCAAACATTAGGTTATTGCTAATTAATTTAACTTGTTGTATGCTTTTTAAGCTAAGAAAGCCTCGCCCATTTGGTGAGGTTTTCTTTTATCTATCGTTTACCAACGGCAAAAGCACCTGATTAGGTGCTTTTTTTATGGGCGCAATATGCAAGAAAAAATCAGTTCTTTCTGTTCGTACCTAACGGCGGGAGTGTTTGCAGGCTTTGGTGCGCTAACACTTCAGGATTGGGTGAGTCTGCTTGGCTTGCTGTTCGTGGCGCTGACTTACTTTACCAATCGGTACTACAAAAAAAAGTCTTACGAGGTTTTGAAAAACCATCCGGAGCTTGCAAATCTCTATGAAAAAATTAGCGATTAAAACGGTCTGTTCTGTCGCTGCTATCCTTTCTGTTGTTTTTAATCTCCAACCTGAACTTCAAACTAGTCAACGTGGTTTAGAACATATCGCTAACCTTGAAGGTTGTCGACGCCAAGCTTATCAATGCAGTGCTGATGTTTGGACGCATGGCATCGGGCATACCTCTGGTGTTAAAGCGGGTGACGTTGTTAGTGATCAGCAAATTGCTGAAAACTTTATCTCTGATATTCGTCAGGCGGAACGTTCTGTAAACCGAGCACTCACGCGTGATGTTACTCAAGCGCAATTCGATGTGCTGGTCAGCTTTGTCTTCAACCTTGGTGAAGGCAGTTTCCGCCGTTCTACGATGCTTAAACTATTTAATCAGGGCGATTGGCAAAATGCCTGCCGTGAATTTTCGCGTTGGGTATATGTTAATGGCAAAAACTGCAGAGACCCTGATAGCGAGTGTTCAGGCATTGTTACGCGCCGAGAAGTGGAGCAAAACGCCTGCTTGTATGGGTGGTGATATGGCCAGATTAAAACTCGTTGGAACGGTGGTTGCTCTGCTTTCCTTGATAGGCTCAGTAACGGTAAACCTGTGGTTGTTCGAATTAGTTCAGCAACAGCGTCAATCACTTGGAGAGTTAAACAACCAGTTAGGTGCAGCATTGCAGTCGAACCAAACCTTAGCCAATTCATTGAAGGCTGCAGAGCAAGAAAAGCGCGATGCGCAGTTAGCTGCTGATGAAATGAAACGGCTAACGGAGCAAAGACGCAATCAGGCAACTCAGTCTGTTGTTCTTATCGAGAAGGCTCTAGAACATGAAACCTGTGTTGATATGCCTATCCCTGATTCTGGTCAGTGGATGTACTACAAGCCAAGTCGTGACTGAATATCGAGAACGGTTGGTTATTCCTCCTGCTGTTTATCTTACGACATGCGAACAACCCTTTTCACAACCACCAAAAACTTATGGAGAAGCGGTAAAACGCGACCCTGTTTGGTTTGCTGCATGGCGTTCCTGTGCAGATCAAATTGAACAATTGCGTCGTTTCTATCAGTTCGACGCTGTTCAACCCAATACGGGTGAAAAAACACTTCCTTAGGGCGGTCGTCCGTCATTGATTTTTGTCACCCGTTTTCTCTATGCGTGGGCATCTCGCTGTTTTTATTCGTTAGCTAAGACCATGGAGCAATTTGACTCATTGCTTACTCCTTACGTGTGAGCGCGGATAGAAAATCGAAAAGGTGCAAGTCAGGGTATGACTACCCACATTCAAGGCAACGTCAGCCGGAGGCGAAAAAGCGGCGTGACACTGGAGAGACAGAATTAATAGGTGAGAAGTAGTGATGTCGACAAAAAGATTACGTATCACCGATAGCAAGATTAAAGAGCACTTAATAAGTGATACTGTCACGAGGCTTAGAGATGAACGATATGCGCTTGAGCTGCGTTTTCATAAGTCTCGTGAGAGTGCTACATGGTGGTTAATTGATAAGCGTAAAAGTAACGGTAAGTTTGGAAAGCCAAAGTGGGAACGTCTAGGTATTTGGCCGCGTTTGTCCGCAAAGGCACTTTTTGAGCTTCTTCCGCAAAAAATTGCACGCATGGCCACCGATACGGATCAGATTATTACGGATTGGACGTGTTTCGGTGATTGCTTACGTTGGTACGTTGAGCATATGGAATCCAATAAGGATATTTCACCTGAGCGTAAAAGCGCGGTGAGATCGGTAGTGTATAACCATTTAATCCCGGTGCTGAATGATTTGCCGTTAACTCATGTTCGCAAGCACCACATTAAAGATGCTTTGATTTGGCCTTTACGCCAACGTTATGAGTTAAGAACGGTGAAAGGTTATTTCGCCATGTTAAAGGCGGCTTTCAATCAGGCCTATCGAGAAGAGCATATTCCTACTAATCCTATTGCAGGCATGGTTTTTAGTGATTTCATTAAGAAGAAGATCACACCAAATGAAGGGAAGATTCAGTCTGATGATGTGCGTGATTTGTTGGGGCGACTGAAGGATAAACATCCTCAAAAGCAGATGTTCATTCTGATGATGTTGGCTCATGGCACTCGTATTCGTGAAACACGTTTGGCGAGATGGAGCCACATTGATTGGGAAGAGAGTATTTGGCGCATTCCGGCTTGTAATGCTAAGAACGGTGAAGCGTTAGTTTTGCCCATGACTTGGCAAGTTAAAAACCTGCTGATGCGTTATAGAACGAATCAATCAGAAAAGCAGAAATTCATTTTCCCTAACTCAAAAGGTGATGCACCGATTTGCAAAGATACGGCAAACGATATCTATGCAGAGTTCAGTTCTGGGGCGTTTACGAGTCACCATTGCCGCAAGTTAGTTGGTACTCGATTAACCGATCTTGGTGTCGATAAGTTCGTGCGTGAACGCATACTCAATCACAAGATGTCAGATTTAGACCAAGCCTATATCCACACAACGACAGAAGCCTTAAAACTCAAGGCCTTGCAGACCTACCACAACTGGTTAGATCTGCAGGGCTTTATTTTTTTCCATGGGAAGACAGAGGGAAGATCCGAAAAGATGATCTTTTAAGTTCAGTCTAGATCCTTCAATGGTTCAGAGGCTACTCACCGATTTAACTCTTAAGAAAATCGGTAATTTTGGAAAATGTTGGTTGTTTTAGATTTCTAGAAGTCTAAATGGGGTAAAAATCAAGAAAGGAGTAGAAGGGAGTGAATCCCTCATTTTCACCTGTTTTTGCCCCAAATGGCCTGTTTTCAGTGTTTTTCAAATGCCATGAAAGTGTGGTCAAGATTGGGTGTGAGCGAGTCGGAAAAATTCCCGCTGATGAATTTCTCGCTAGACCTTGAACCACAAGGGGTTAGAGGCCTTTAAGGTACTTCCCCAAGGGTGGATTCTTCACGGGCCCCAGACTCGCCGTTTCCGCCTCGTTTTAGAAAGGAGTTTCTTCTCCCTTCTATCGAGGGGGTAAAGAAAGGAGTGAACCATAACGAAGAGAGTTGAAAGAGTGTCGCTATGGCAGAAGTAAACCGAAACGAATTTGCTCAAATAATGGGTTATTCCCCTAAGTGGGTTGGCGACCTTATCAAGGAAGGATTGCCTCCAATGGTGGTGGCGGAAAAGGTAAGCCATTGGTCATTGAATCCGAGAAAGCGATTCAGTGGATCATCGATCGTGAAGTACAAAAGCAAATAGGGCAGTTTGAAAAGGAACGCACAGCCCCAAAAGTTGGTACCAAAGATGGTGAAGACTTATTGCTGACTGCCGCCAAGCGCCGCAAGGCAGAGGTGGAAGCTAAGAAGGCCGAAGAAGCCGTAATGGACTTGGGTGAGATCGCTCAATTCCTATACATGGTTGGTAACTTATTTGGCAATGAGCTGGACGGCATAGGTGCCCGCACAGCGTTAGAGGTATCGTCAGAACATGAACCCGCCAAGTGCAAAAACATCATCGACCGAGAAAGTCGACGTATTCGCTCTGCCACCGCTGACCGCCTCAGTGCGTTCGTTGCTGAGTATCTTGCAAAACGTAGCGGAGATGGTGAGAGCGAAACCGCTGAGGAATGCTGCGCAGTGGGCGACTGAAAATCGCATCATGCCACCGGGCTCTCCAATACCGGGACCCTTTGATACCACTTCCACGCCATACATGATTCCAGTCTGTGTGGCATTTGCAGACCCGACTTATTCCAAAATCACTTTTGTGATGGGTACGCAAATGGGTAAGTCAGCCACCATGCAAAACGTGATTGGCTGGCGATTGGATGACTTACCCGCTCCGATTATTTATGTGGGACCGACAGAGTCAAACATTAACAACGTGGTCGAACCTAAGATCATGGAGATGTTTCGAGAGTGTCAGAGTCTTTGGATTAAGTACGACGATAAAAGCCCGAAACACAAAAAGCGAATTGGTGGTGTTTCACTGCGTTTCGCTTGGGCAGGTTCGGCGACCGAGCTTGCCTCTGACTCTGCTGTGATCACTTTAGTCGATGAACTTGACCGCCCAGACGCCAACGCAACGGGTGAAGGTTCGTTGTCTGAAATCGCTGAAGCTCGGGGCGATGCGTATATCGATTCCAAACTAGGGCTGACCAGTACGCCTACGCATGGCAAAGCCAGCACTTTTGTCCATCCCGAAACGGGAGTGACGCATTGGGCTGTGGCTCCAAAGGGCAAAGTCTCAAGCCCCATTTGGCTAGAATGGGAACAAGGTACCCGCCACGAATGGGCGGTGCCCTGTCCAGACCCAGATTGCGGTGAATACTTTATCCCGCGGAGTGAATTGCTTTGGTGGCCGGGCAAAGGAACCGACAAAGAGTGTTCGCCTGCAGCGGCCTCTCGTGATGCCAGACTGATTTGCCCTCACTGTGGTGGTCAAATTGAAGATAAGCACCGCAAATTAATGAATGCACAGGGCGTTGCGATCGCCCCCGGTCAATATGCCAAACGGCATGATGATCATTCAGTGCTGATCACCCAAGGAGACGACTCGGCTGTTGTGCCGTTTCATTCCATGCTGCACCCACTGGAAGATAACAACCATTTCAGTATTTGGGTGAGCGGCCTGTGTTCATTCTCAGGCAAAAAGAGTTACGGCTATCTGGCGCGTAAACTTCTGCAAGCACAACGCAGTGGCGATCCAAACCAACTTCTTTCGGTTTATAACACGGGCTTTGGAGAAATCTTCGCCGTTGTCGGTGAGGCACCGGATTGGGAAGAGGTGTATGCACTGCGTTCAAGCTATCAGTCAGGTCAAGTTCCTGATGGTGTTGAAGTGTTGATCTGTACCGTTGACGTTCAGAAAAACCGCTTGGTCTATGTCATACGCGGTTGGATGCCGGGCATGAGCTCGCGCCTTATCGAATTTGGCGAGCTGTGGGGTGATACCGACAAACCAGAAGTTTGGCAAGAATTAGATGAACTTGTTGCCCAAGAGTGGGACGGGCATACCATCAAGTTAACCGGAGTTGATGCTGGCTACCGAACTGAAGAGGTTTACGCTTGGGTTCGCCGCCATCGTTCCCGCGCTCGTGCATTAATGGGTTTTCAAAAACTGCCTAAGCCATTTCGCATGATGAAAGTCGAGGTGGATAAGCAGGGTAAAACCAGAAAGCGCGGCGATAAACGTTGGGACATAGATTCCAGTCTTGCCAAATCATGGGTTCATAACCGAGTGCGCTGGAAAAGAGGTGCGGTCGGTGATTGGCTATTACCTGCTGATGTAACGGAAGACTACTGCAAGCAGATTGTTGCAGAAGAGTTTGATGAAGAGTCAGGCACTTGGAACAGAGTCAGCAAGGATAACCACTTTCTCGACTGTGAGGGCATGAATTACATGAGTGCACGAATGCTTCGGTTAGACCGGAAGAAAATCAAATCTGACGATGAGGAAGAGGCAGAGATAGAGACTGCAGTGACCGAACCGTCAGAAGAGGATGAGTTTGAAGAGGAAGAGCAACAAGAAGCTCCTGTTCGGCTCAAACGAAAAACCAAAAAGCGCCTGCTGACGCGGCGTAAAAAAGGAAACTTCGCAACATCATGGTAATCCCGACAACCTTTATTTCAGGTCTGTCGGTCAGCTTTCCCGTTTCATTCTCCCAATATCCCGCCTCAGAGTGGGATGCCACCTTGTATCTACGCTCAGCCAATCATGCGGCAGACATCATTGCTCAGAAGCAAGAGAATTCATTTCTCTTTGCTGCTGATGGGATGACGACTGCCGAGTGGTTGCCCGGCGAATACACTGCGGTGATCCGAGTGACGAAAGGGCAGGACGTCTATCAGCCGTACTCAGAGCGAGTGACGGTGCTCCCCGATCTCGTTCAGCTCGACACGCACGATCCGCGCAGTGATGCCGAAAAAGCCTTACAAGCCATACGCAATACCTTAGCGAATCGAGCAACAGCCGATCAGCTCAAGTTGTCGTTTGGTGGGCGAAGCTTAGAGAAAACGCCAATCAGTGATTTGCTGAAACTTGAACGGCGGTTTGCGGTGATGGTGGCAAAAGAGAAACGGGCTAAGTCTGGCCGAGGCCTCCTTAAAATCACCAAAGTGAGGATGCGCTAATGTGGAATCCTTTCCGATCAGAACCAGTACAACCCGCCGTGAAACGCAAAGCTCGAACGGCTCCGGTGTTTAAAGTCAGCACATCACGCAGCCTATTCTCAGCCGCAGACCCTGACCGCAGTAACAGCGGTTGGACAACTCACCCCGTGCCAATTGGCAAAATGATTGACCAAAAGTTGGTGACTTTGGTTGCGCGCTCCCGCGAGCAGATCAGCAATAACGATTATGCCCGTGGGTTTGTGCGCGAAGTACGTAAAAACGTTTTGGGTCACAAAGGGATTGTGCTGCAGGTTCGCGGGAAAGAGCCCGATGGTTCATTTGATACCTATGGCAATTCTGCAGTAGAGCGTGCTTTTAAAAAGTGGGGACGTAGAGAGAACTGCACGGTTGATGGTCGTCTTGATTGGCGGCGCGCTAAGCGAGTCATTCTCAATACGGTCGTGGGGTCGGGTGAAATCTTCATCCGCATTGTAGAGGGTGAGGCGGCGGGGCCATGGGGATTTGCTCTGCAGTTGCTTGATCCCATGCGTGTGCCGGTTCAACTCAACGAGATGCGTTTGGCCAATGGCAATATCATTCGCCAAGGCATTGAAATGACACCTTACGGTCGGACAGTCTCCTATTTGGTGGAAACCAAAGCGGGTGTATTGGCTGAGCCATTCCGGCACAGTGGCAAAGAGTTTGAGCGTGTTCCTGCGGAAAATATGATTCATGTATTTGATCAGGAGCACCCAGAGCAGTACCGCGGCATTCCTTGGAATCACACCTCTTTAAGCCGCATGAAAAACCTTGCAGGGTTTGAAGAGGCCTCAGTCATTAATGCCAGAGCAGGCGCAAGCAACGTGGTCATGCTGAAACCTGATCCTGATGTGTTTGAGAGCGATGACGATGAGGTAGAAGAGCCAGACATCGAACTGGAACCTAACTCAGTCATTACGTTGCCAGTTGGCTATGAACCTGTCGATTACAAGCCTGAATTTCCATCTATTGAAACCTCCACCTTCTCAAAGCACATGTTGAGAGGCATGGCTACAGGTCAGGGTGTGGCTTACAACACCTACAGCAATGACTTGGAAAACGTCAATCTAAGTTCAATCCGCCAAGGAAAACTAGACGAACGTGATGGCTGGAAGGATTTGCAAGAGTGGTTCATTGAATCGGTCTGCCATCCCATCTATGAGCGTTGGCTCGAATACTCGCTTTTAGCTGGAAAGATTCTGAACACCAATGGCAAGCCTATTCCGGCCTCACGTCTGATCAAGTTTCTTGAAGTGGAATGGCAGGCTCGCCGCTGGGAGTGGATAGATCCGCTCAAGGAAGAAAAGGCCATTACCGAAGCACAGATCAATGGTCGCAAATCACCAAGCGAATCCATTCGTGAATCAGGCCGCGATCCGATGGACGTGTGGGAGGCCTATGCCAACGACATCAAAACGATGGAGGAGCTAGGTATCCCCAAAGAAATGATCATGCAAATTCTTGGACTTAAGCAGGTGCAACCCACTCCTGCAGGAGAAAGTAACAATGGGCAAGAAGACGACACCGAGCAAGACCCTGACAGCGAGTGATGCCATTCGACAGCAGAAAGGGCAACCGCTTTACCGCGATTACAGTGTTGATTCGATTAACGAAGAAGAGCGCACCGCCGAACTCACGTTCTCAAGTGAATATCCGGTGGAGCGTTGGTTTGGTTTTGAAATCCTAGACCATTCTCCCGGCGCGGTACGTATGCAGCGCTTTGAGGCGGGAGCCTCCTCGCTCGTGAATCACGATTGGGATGATCTCGTCGGCGTTATCGAATCGGCTCGAATCGAAAGCAAAAAGGGCAAAGCGGTCGTGCGTTTCGGGACTAGCCCGAGAGCAGAAGAGATTTGGCAGGACGTTAAAAACCGAATCCGAAAACATGTCTCCATCGGTTATATCGTGCATGAAATGGTGCTCGAAAAAGATGAAGACGGAACGCGCACTTATCGCGTCACTGACTGGGAGCCATTTGAGCAATCCTTTGTCACCGTACCAGCTGATCCTACCGTTGGCGTAGGCCGCAGTCTGGATAACCAAAAAACCTTAAACCAACTGCGTGATATGGGGATCATCATCCCAACTGGCGCAGCAGATAACCACCCTGAAATTGAAATCCGGAGCGAATCCACTATGAAAACCAAAACCCTGCGTGATGCCAGTGGCCGTTTAGTACGTGCAAAAGTTGATGAGAACGACGTAATTGTAGAAATTATTGAAGTTCTCGAAGAATCCAACGGTGAACGCCAAGCGGGTATCGAAGCAGAGCAAAACCGAGTGCGCGATATCCTTGATCTGTTTGAGCAGTATGGAAGCCGTGGTGTAGACCCAAATCAGTTCATTCGTGATAAATCCAAAACCGCGTCAGATTATCAACGTGCGTTATTGGATGCAGCAGCGAACCCGCAAGGCAATAAAGGCGGCAAACGTAACGCTACGCCAACCGCAGCGGATAGCCCAGACATCGGTCTTTCAGACTCAGAGATCCGCAATTACTCCTTCTTGAATGTATTGCGCTATCTCTCCAACCCTACCAATGAAAAATACCGTCAAGCTGCAGCATTTGAATTGGAAGCCTCGGCAGCGGCAGAAGGTAAGCTACAGCGTGAAGCGCAAGGCATCATCGTTCCCAATGATGTACTTCGCTCTGCAGCTCCGATTGCCAAATCGGGCTCTGGTGCAAACTTGATTGCCACGGAACACCTTGCTGGCAGTTTCATTGACATGCTCTACAACAAGTCGTCAGTGATGCAGTACGCCACCACATTGACCGGGTTAGTGGGCGATCTCTCTATCCCAACGCAAGAAGGCGGTGCAACAGGTTACTGGCTGGGTGAAGATGCGGATGCGACCTTATCAGAGATCACCTTCGGTGAACGTACTCTGCAAAACCGCACATGTGCGGCACTGGTCGAAATGACCCGTAAGATGATCATGCAATCGTCTAATGATGTGGAAATGCTCGCGCGTGGTGATATTGCGAAAGCACTGGCACTCACCATTGATAAAGCCGCGCTGTATGGCACAGGTGGCGATCAGCCGCTGGGTCTTGCGGGTATTACAGGTGTGAATCCAGTGAATCTGGCTGGCACACATCCGAACTATCAAGAGTTTATCGAAATGGAAACCAGCATCGCGGCAGATAACGCCGATGTGGGTTCGATGCTTTACATGATGAACGCGGTAGGGCGCGGTCACTGTAAGTCAACTCAGAAGTTCGCTAACACTAACGGCTCGCCGATCTGGGAAGCGGGTAACACGGTGAACGGCTACGGCACTCACATTTCAAACCAAATCAATAATGGTGATTACTGGTTTGGCGTTTGGTCTGAATTGTTGATTGGTTTGTGGGGTGGTTTGGATCTGACCGTTGACCCATACACGCACAGCAGCAAAGGCCGCTTACGTATTGTTGCCTTCCAAGATGCTGATGTCGCAGTACGTCACCCGCAATCATTCTGCTTAGGTCGTAAAGCAGCCTAATCAGAGCCTATCAAATCGCCGCCTTCGGGCGGCTTTTTAGTGGAATAAAGCAATGAAAGACGAACTCAAAATCAAAACCACCGCCCCTGTTCGTTGTGGTGGCAAATCTCTCAAGCTCGATACCGAGTTAGTCGTCGGTCAGGATCTCAAACTGTCAGAGGCTCGCTCTCTCGTCTCACGCGGCAAGGCTTCTTGGGTATCTGATGAAGATGAGAAGAAGAAAGGTAAATCGGGTAAAACTAAGGCCAATGCCACACCAAAGCCTGAAAATGACGAAGATGGAACACCTTCCGATTCTGATAATGCCGGGCAGAAAGACGAAAGCGGACAGGGCGCAGTGAATGAGTAACTGGGCTAATGCGGTGGCGGAAATGGATTCCGCCCTGTTTGGTGAGTTTTCTGAGCCAGTCGTTCTTCATTTGGATAATGGTGATGTCTCTGTCACTGGGTTATTCGATAACCCGGCCAATGTAAGCACGGTAAAAGGTGGTGGGTGGATCGCCACCTCAGAGCCTGAACTATATCTACGTGATAAAGATGCGAAGGGTCTAAAAATTCGCCAGAAACTCACAGTGGCGGGTCAGCTCTGGGTTGTGGTTAAGCCTCCGCAGCCAGATGGCACAGGAATGACCAAACTAATTTTGGGGCTTCATAATGGCCAACAACCCTCAAAATCTTCTATTTCATATTGATGTTGATGAACTTAAAGCTATTCAACAACAACTTGGTGCGACAGAGGCTCAATTAAGAGCCGCTTACAATCGAGCTCTCAGCCGAACAGCAGTCACAATTCGCGCATTAACCAACAGGTTGATACGTGATCACATGCAAGTCAAAAGCATGAAAACGATTAGAAAGCGTATCCAACAGTTCCGGTTACGCAGCCCATCTAAACAACGTGATCTTGATGAGCTACGGCTGTGGTTTGGTTTAAATGATGTTCCTGTTGGTTATTTACGTGGTCGTATTGTTGGTGGTCAATCAAGCGGAGCTACCTTTCAACCAAGAGGCAAATTAGCAAAACAGCATTACGATCATGGGTTTGTAGCGCAACGCTATGGGCGAAAATCAATTTTTACTCGGGTTTCAGAGGGGAAGTTCCCCATAAAAGAAGCGAGAGTTCCTGTTGCTGAATCTCTCCAAGTGACTATTGAAGATGAGATCTTCGATCTGATACCGGAAATATTTCTCAAACACTTTCAAACAGACCTCAAAGGCCGGGTAAAAATGGGGCTGAATAGGAAAAATTGGCATGACTGATGGCATACATTTAACCGAATACCATGAACGAGTCAGGCAGTGGCTGGTGGATAAATTTTCTTGGCTGAAGTTGGTTGAGTCCTATCCTGAATTAACCACTCCCCTTAATGTTCCTTGTGCCTTTTTCTCTGTTTTAGGATGGGAAAAGGACGATTACCAAACGCAGAGCAGTGCTCTGACGGTCAACCTTAGCTGTGAAATTATCGCAGTGCTTGGATTGGAAGATGAAAAGCATCAGATAGAAGTTCGCAATGCAGCGATGGCGATCAGTATCGCAGTTGAAGGTGCGCAATTTGGGCTGCCTGTTTCTCCTGCTGTATTCATCAGCGCGGAGCCGGACGCATTTGACCCGGATCTTGATGCTTACGCGGCGTGGTCGATTCGCTTTAATCAAATCATTAACGTCGGTAATGACTTCTTCGCGCCAGAGGGCGAAACGCCAAGCAGCGTCAACGTTGGCTATTCGCCGGATATTGGCGCGGATAACAAAGATAAGTACGAGAGCCTGATCCCATGAGCGACATTGATTACATAGTGCGAGATCTGCAGCAGCGTATGGCGAACATGATACGCCGCGGACGTGTACACAGTGTTGATTTCTCTCTAGAGCCGCCAAGGGTGCGCGTTGAGTACGAGCCCAATGTCCAGACCGATTGGTTACCGTTTATTTCTGGTCGGGCTTCACAAGAAAAGACCGAGTGGGAGCCGCTAGCTATTGGTGAGCAAGTGATCATTTTCTCTGAAGGCGGTTCACTTTCTTGCGGCATTGTTGTTCCCGCTTTGCATGACAGCAAAAACAGCGTACCAAGCCGATCGCCTGATGAGCATGTCACCCGTTATCAAGATGGCACCACGATGATTTATAACCGCTCCAGCCATAACTTGACCATCACCATCGGCAGTGGTGGTAACGCCGAGCTGACGTGCAAAACATTCCGCATCAATGCGGACATTGAGCACGTTGGCAACCAGACAACCTCAGGCAATCTTGAGGTTAAGCAGGATGTCAAAGTAAAACAAAACCTCACCGTGACTCAGGCGATAAAAGGGCAAAGCGTATCGGACGAGAAACGCACCATGTCTGAAGATCGTGAAATCTTCAATACTCACGACCACGACCACGGCGACCCGAAAACCAGTCAACCAAATCAGCAGATGTAACATGAAAAAAGGCATGAACGCGCAAACGGGCAAGCCGCTCGAAGGTATCGAACATTTAAAGCAGTCAGTGCGTGACATCTTAACCACGCCTATCGGCTCTCGGGTGATGCGCCGCGATTATGGCAGTCGGCTGTTTGAGTTGATTGATAACCCAATCAATCCCGAGACCGTGGCAGAGATCATTGCGGCCAGTGCAGAAGCTTTAAAAAAATGGGAGAAGCGCATCAGTGTGACGCGCATTCTTGTGACCTCGCGCCAAGCGGGCAAAATCTCGCTCACGATTGAGGGTAAATATAAACCCGATGGCAAACCCATCACGTTAGAAGGAATTGAAGTGACATGAGTACAATCAATCTTGCCGATCTTCCTCAGCCTAGCGTGATTGAAGCGTTGGATTTTGAGAAAATCCTTGCGGACAAAAAAGCCAAGCTGCAAGAACTTCAGCCGGAGTGGAGCGCTGATACAGAATCCGATCCTTCGATAAAAAATCTAGAGGTGAGCGCATACTCGGATTTGACTATGCGTCAACGTATCAATGAATCCTCTCTGGCATGCATGCTACCGTGGTCAAAGGGAACGGATTTAGAGGGCCTTGCTGCATTCTTTAATCTAAAACGTGAAACGATCACTCCCGAAGATAAGACTACGACACCGCCGACTGCCGCGGTGATGGAGTCGGACGAGTCTTTGCGCCGCCGATGTCTGCTCGCATGGTCAGGCATTTCGACAGCAGGGCCAAGAAAGTCCTACATTTTTCATGCGCTTTCGGCATCGGCCTTGGTGAAAGATGCCAACGCCTACCGAATCAAAGGGGGTGAAATTGCGGTTGTAGTGCTTAGCCATCAAGGCAATGGTGTAGCAGATGCCACTTTAATCGCAGTGGTTGATGAGCATATCAACCAAGAAGAAGTGCGCCCACTGTGCTGTGATGGGACGGTTTCCTCTGCGATGATCTACAACTACCAAATCAACGCGATACTGGATATTGAGAACACTGCTGCCAAAGAGAGCATTCTGGCTAAAGCTCTGTTCAATGTGCAGCAGTACACCGCTAAACAGCATCGGATCCAAGCGCTAGTCAGCGAATCTGCCATAAAAGCCGCCCTGCACATCGAAGGGGTACGCGATGTCGATTTGCAAGGCTTTACAAGCTATCAAGCGGATAGACATACCGCCCCCTGGTGCAGCCAAGTTCAAATCACAGCCAAGGAGGAATAATGACTCATTCATTATTGCCACCGAACGCGAGTGCGTTTGAGCGATCGCTCGAAGTAGTGACAACCGAGTCTCTCCCCACGCCGCATCGCTTACTCTGGAATCCCGATGAGTGTCCAGAAAATTGGATGTATATCCTTGCTTTAACGCTGGATGTTGATGTGTGGGACGAGCATTGGTCAAAAGAGTCCAAAGTGGCCACGTTGAAAGATGCTTACAACGTACATCGGCTGCGTGGGACGCCTTCAAGCATTCGTCGCATTCTGCGCAACGCTGGCTATGAAGAAATTACCATTTCAGAAGGGCTAAATATTCGCCGCCGAGACGGCACATTTACTCGCAATGCACACCAGTTCCGAGGGTGGGATGAAGCATGGGCGATGTACCGGATTTATTTAAAACGCGCCATCACCAATCAGCAGTCCAAGCAAGTTCGAATGCTACTGGAGGACACTGCACCACTGCATTGTGAGTTGATGGGCATCCACTACAAAGAAGCGCTGTTTTTACACAATGGTGAAATTCGGCGCGATGGCACTTATAACCGAGGCACAGCTTAATATGGCAAATTTAAACGAAGAGCCAGTATGGGAAGAGGGAATTTACCAGTTTGAAACCACTGACCCTGTGGAAGGTGGCCCCGAAGGTATCGACAACAAACCCACACGGCAACTGGCCAATCGCACGGCTTATCTCAAAGAAGAGCAAGGTAAGATTAAAGAAGAGGTCTTATTACTCAACCAACAATGGTCAGAAAATGCTAACTATGGCATTGGCCATGAAGCTGTCCGCAATGGCTTACGCTATATCGCTCGCGCTGCGTCAGGGCCGGATAATGGCGGGGCTGTTATGCCAACCAATGATGATAATCGCTGGCATCCCGTTTTTCCCTCGGCTTACTCTGAACGAGATGAATCAAGTTCATGGATAAAAATTGCGGTTGTTAATGGCGTTCAGAACCTTGGTGGCGGTGGTGATTTCCTATCATTGGAATTCATTGGGTGGTCTGATTTTGGTTACACTAACCGTTTCAGCGCAGATATTATGGTTGTTGAAAGAAATGATGCTTTTTCAGCCATCGTTTTACCAAAGACTCTTGGAATTCAAAACCCTACGTTTTATACAAAAAGAGTATCAGCTAACAATTTTGAGTTGTGGGTTAAGCGTAATAGTACTTTTCCTTGCCCACTTACAGTGATAAGAAAGTCACGTTCTCGTTATGCAGGGACGATTGCTGGAATTTTAGAAAAGGCCACAACGGAACCTACAGGCTTAACAATAGTACCCTACGACACTGGCTATCAATTCTCCTCTATTCCAATCGGCATGGAAGTGGCGTTTGACACGCCGCCACCGACCAATGACCCGCGATTTCGCTTTGTTAAACTGACGTATAACGATGCTTACAACACGGGTTTACTAACATCACAAACGCTTTCCGGTAGTGCGCCTGAGCTAGTTTCGACCGCTGTAATTTCAGCAGCGCAAAGCCCTATCAATGGGCAGACTATCAACATGATTAACACCATGGGGACGTTTATTCGTCCGGGCGTAACGGCTGGTGTTCGCAAAAGTTCTCAGAACAAGGCACACACGCACACACAAACTATTTTTGGTGGCAACGATTTTTCAATCGGCTTATTACCTCTTGCTACAGATGATGCGCCGGGCGGACAAAGAACTACTGCTTATATTAACGATTCTGGTGGTGATGAATCGAACCCTTACTGTGAATCACGCGTTTTTTATAAGAGGATTTGGTAATGAATAGTCAGCAATTTTTTGCTTTCGAAGATGCGTTAATGCTAGAGCATGTCGAAGGTGCAGTCGAAATCACAGAGCAACAGTATAACGATGCCATCGCAGCAAAAATGGAAGGCCGAAAAGCTTTTGTGCGGGATAGCGAGCTGGTTATTTTCTCTGGCGTTATGCGCTCAATCTGGAACTGCGAAGGCTATTCGAGAAAAGAAATTGACGAGCAAGAGTTAATTCCAGAGGGTTGGACCGACAAAGAGCGAAAAACTGCTTTTGATCGCTGGATTGATGGCGAATGGATAACGGACATCAGCGCCAAATACATCGCCGAATTCGACCAAGTCGATAACCTGCGCCGTAGTTTGTATTTCGCAATGGTTGACCCGTTGGTCTCAGAAGCCAACATCAAACGACTGCAGGGAAAAGAAGCGGAAGCCATTGAACTGGAATGCCAAGCCATTGCAGCCCGCGAGAAAATCCAGCTTGAAAACCCGTGGCCAGTGAATCCTGAAACCTAAAACCCGTCACTGAACGGGTTTTTTAATACCCCAAATCCAACCCAGCCCCGCGCTGGTTTTTTTATTACCCGACGAACAGGAATTAGCCATGACGCAATTTCTCCATGGTGCGGAAGTCATCGAAATTGATGACGGCTCGCGCCCCATTCAAACCGTCAAGTCCGCTGTGATCGGCTTGGTCGGTACCGCGCCGTTATCAGCGGCTGCTACCTCGGCAGCACTGACTATCGGTACCGCTATTTTAAACGATGGACTAAAGCTCACTGCAGTCAAAACAGGCACTGAGGGCAATGCGATTAGCGTTGAGGTGTTAGCGCCAACGGCCGCTAGTTCAGAGCTTGCAGTGACCGTCACCAATAACAAAATCAGCATTCAACTGGCCAGTGATGAAAGTGGCGCATTGACGACCACTGCCACCGAGCTGGCTTCCGCTTTGATGGCAGACCCAGCCGCAAAAGCGCTGGTCACTGCTGTTGCATTGGGCGATGGTTCGGGGGATGTTGCTCCCGTTAGCCGTGCTTACTTAAGTGGTGGTGAGAATGAGCCTTTCCCACTGAAAAAGCCTGTGGCGGTGGCAGGTAGTCGTAAGTTGATCGAGAAGCTTGGCAAAGAAGGCACATTACCTGCTGCATTCGACGACATCTTTGATCAAACGGGCGCGCTGGTGATTGTCGTTCGTGCTGAAAAAGGTCAAACCGAAGAGCAGACGCAAGCCAATGTTATTGAAGCAATGCAGGCGTTCCTTGATAGCCAAACAGAAACAGGCTACACACCACGCATTCTGGTTGCTCCAGAGTTTAGCCAGTTCGATGCTGTGGCATCTGGGCTTGAAGCGAAAGCAAAACGTCTTCGTGCTATCGCATATCTCGATTGTGAGCGTACAGCAAGCTACACAGATGCTATGAAACGTGCACGCCAGTTTGGCGAACGTGTAGAAGTTGAATGGCCATGGGTGCGCGTATTCGACACAGAGCTTGCCAAAGAGATTGATCGTCCTTCATCAGCGCGTCAGGCAGGCCTACGAGCTCGTATCGATGCCGAGAAAGGTTTCTGGTGGTCGAAGTCAAACCAAGAAATCTACGGCATTGTGGGCACCTCACAGCCTGTGGATTGGGCGTTGGGAGACCCTAATACCACGGCCAACATGCTGAACGAAAACAAAGTCAGCACCATTATTCGTGAAGGTGGTTTCCGCCATTGGGGGAACCGCACCTGCAGCACGGATCCTAAATGGACGTTTGAGCAAACGCGCCGAACCGCGGACATGATTAACGACAGCGTACAGCGCTCTCACCTATGGGCGGTTGACCGCAATATCACCAAAACCTATGTGGACGATGTGATCAGCGGTGTGAATGCCTACCTGCGTGAGCTTAAAGCGCTGGGTGCCATCCTTGGTGGTGAATGTTGGGCGGATAAAGAGCTCAACACGCCAGCCACGATTCAAAAGGGCATTGTCTATTTTGACTTTGATTTCTGCCCTCCTTACCCGGCTGAGCACATCGTGTTCCGCAGCCGCTTAAACAACGCTTATCTGGAAGAGGTATTTAGCTAATGGCGGGAGATAACCTATTAAGCCGCTGGTCGATTTGGGTGGATGGCATTGGTAAGGCTGGCAACTGTAAAGACTACACCCCACCCGTACTCGAAGTGCTCACCGAAGATTTTCAAGCCGGTGATATGGATGCGCCAGTTCCCGTTGACGTTGGTATGGGACCGATGGAAACCAACTTCTCTCTGTTCGGTGTTGATGTAACGATTTTGCCACTGCTTGGGCTTCGTCAAGGCGCGCGCACGGCCGTGTCTGTGCGATCGACTTATCGTGATCTGCGCGGTAACTCTTACGACCTCGTGGAAGAGCTGGGCGGCATGATCACCAAGATTGAGCGTGATACGCAGGATACCAAATCGCAAGTGGACAAAGCGATGAAGGTTTCCATGAAGCTGGACTACTACAAAGTGGTTCGCTCAGGTGTGGTATTGATTGAAATCGACCCAGTCAACCACGTTCGTAAACTGGGCGGTGTGGATGTGCTCGAAGGCATCCGCGCTATTTTGCAACTCTCTTAATTTTCTCGTTATCAAGGCCGCACACGCGGCCTTTTTTATAGGACACAATTCATGACTCAAGCACAAGGTTTACCAGTGTTAACCAAAACCATCCAACTGACGGTTCCCGCTTTTTACGAAGGAAAAGAATACACCGAGCTGACGATTCGCCGTCCGAAAGTTCGCGATCGCCTCATTGCCGATAAGCAATGCCAAGAAGAACCAGATAAGGAAGTGCGCCTATTTGCCTTGCTGTGCGGAGTGGCCGATGAAGTCATTCAAGATTTGGACATGGATGATTATGAGGAGGTCCAAAAGGCAGTTCTGGGTTTTCGCAAGAAAATCTCGGAAGAGCAGACACCCAAAGAGGAATAATTGTGCTGGCTAGCCATACAGGCTGGCCACTTTCCGAAATATTGGATCTTCCGATGCGTGATTTTATCGAATTCATTGAGCTCCTGCCGAAAAAGGATGAAGCATGAATCAAAACTTGAAAACAGTGGTGACGCTTGGCGGCACGGTTGATAGCAGCTTTGGCAAAATCGGCAGTGTGTTCAATTCTTCAATGGGCAAAGCCACCAAAACGGTAAAAGAGCTCGAGCGCGAGCAAGGCAAGCTCACCAAGCAAATCAAGACAGCGAAGCTTGCAGGTGCAGATGTCGGCTTGCTGACTCGCCGTTATCAGCAGTTGAGCACCGAGCTTGGCAAAGCTACTGAAAAAGCCGAAGCCTTTGAAGAAGCCGCGGGAATCGGACAGCGCTTGCGCGGAATTGCGGTTGCAGGCGGTGTAGCGATTGGCACCATTTGGGCAACAGGCAGCGCCTTGGCGGGGTTAGTCACTATGACTAACCAGCAGACCGCCGAAATGGTCGGGCTTGCACAGTCCTATGATATGAGCATTGATCGTTTCAAAGCGTGGAGTGCGATCGCTAAATCAGCAGGACTGAATGGCGAGAACATTGGTGATTTGATTGAAGAGCTGAGCAATAAGTTTGGCGAGTTCAAAGTGCTCGGGGAGCAATCGGCGGTCGCGGATGTGTTTGGGGCACTCGGTATTGACCAAGCCATGCTTGATGGAATGGCAGCTGCAGATCAATTCGAGTTCATCATGAAGCGACTCGAAGGGGTAGGTGATAAACAACAGGCTGCTTCGCTTGCCGATATGCTGTTTGGTGGCGAGGGCAATAAGGTTGTTACTTACATCCGAAATACGGGGCAGAGCATCAATGATCTACTTCGTGAGCAGCGACAATTCAACTTACTCACTGAAGATGGCGCCAAAGGTGCGAAACGTTATGGCGACTCGTTTAACAATCTAACCAATGTTTTCACAAGTGCTTGGCAAGAAATCTCCGGCATTCTGGGCGGCCAGTTCTCTGGTGAAATTGAAGCGCTGAGTGTCAAATTCAGCACCTTCGTGCGTGAAAACAAAACGCAAATTGTGGACTTTATCGGCAGCTTGGTTGAAGGGGCCAAGGCGACCACGTTGGCGTTATGGAATACGGGTGTGGCTATTAACAGCGTCGCGCAAGCGCTAGGAGGATGGGAAACCATTGGAATAGCGGTTGCCTCGCTCATGACCGGAAAGCTGGTTGTCGGCCTCTTGGGGATGGTTTCCGCAGGGGTTCAGGCAGTTAAGACCATCACAAGCATTAAAGGCGTGATGATTGGGTTAAACGCAGTCATGACGGCGAACCCGATTGGTGCGACCGTTGCGGCCGTGGCCACATTAGTGTTCGCTGGCATTCAGCTTTACCGCAATTGGGATGCGGTAGTGAACTGGTTTAGTGAAAAGTTCAACTGGTTTAAAACCGAGTTCCCCGCCACCTTCGGTCTGCTCAAACCCCTTTTTGATTACTCGCCGCTTGGCATGATCATCAACAACTGGTCACCGATTGTGGATTTTTTCAAAAATCTATGGGGCAACGTGATCGGCATCGTTGATAGTAGTATCTCTAAAATCACCCGCGCATGGGAAACCGTGACCAGCTTTATGGACTCCATGAAGTTTTGGGATGAAGGGAATGGAGATAAGGTTCAGCCTTATCAATCTGCTACCTATAACACGCCTTCGCGTGGTGTCGAGGCGATAAATAATACCTATCCGGCCTCGCGAGGCACCACCGTCCATCAAACCGTGGGTGAAATCAAAGTGTATGCGGCTGCAGGTCAGTCCCCTGCTGAAGTGGCAAAAGCCGTACATACGCAACTCGGAGGCCACCGTTCTGGATACCTCTACGACTTACCGGAGGCTTACTAATGGCATCAGTCATGTTGAGTTTAGGCGGTTTCAAGTTCCATATTGACGCCGCCTCTTATAACCAGTTAGTCAGAACATGGCAATGGCGTTGGCAATCTCAAACGCGGATTGGTCAAGCAGATTCATTGCACTACACCGGAAAGGCCCCCGTGAAAATCAGTTTGAGTGGGCATATCTCGACTACGCGAGGCGAGGTGGGCACACATCAAATTGAAAAGCTGGCCGCAATGGGGGATGAGCGCAAGCCTCATCTGCTCGTGAGCGGTGAGGGTGATGTATTGGGCTACTGGTGTATGACCGACTTAAACGAAACCAATACAAAATTTGTGCGGGGCGGCTTGCCCCGTTATCAAACCTTTACGTTGGAGTTAGTGTTTTATGGCGACGACTTATAGAACCCGAGAAGGTGATGTGCTGGATAGAATTTGCTGGCGTCATTATGGGCGAGAGAATGCCGTGGTTGAAGTGATGAAAGCCAATCCCGGTCTTGCCGATTATGGAGCGGTGTTACCGAGCGGTCTGCAGATAACCCTGCCAGACATCGCGCCAGAATCCAAACCAGAGGCTAACGCTTTATGGGATTAGAGTACCGTCCAGATTTTTCGATTGCCGCTGATGGTAACGACATTACCAAGCGTATCGCGCAAGGGCTTATCATGCTCACGCTAACTGATAACTCGGATAACAGTGAATCCGATAGGCTTGCCATCAGTTTCACCTTGCCTTATGACACGCCGACCCCGAAAAAAGGTGCGGTGCTTCGCGTTGGGCTAGGTTTCAATGGCGAACTGGTTTCTAAAGGCCAGTTTGTGGTTGATGAAGTATCTTCCAGTGGGCCACCGAAAGTGGTGCAGATTGTGGCGAATGCGGCACCCATGAATAACCGAAAGCAACCGGGATCATTGCAAACTCAGAAAACGCGCAGCTGGCACCAAGTGTCGCTGGGCGATATTGTGAAAACAGTGGCCAGTGAGCATGGTTTAACGCCCCGCGTAAGCTCTGCGCTAGAATCCACCCCAATCAATCACGTTGATCAGACGAATGAAAGTGACATGGCTCTGCTCAATCGTCTGGCGCGGCGCTATGGTGCGGTGAGCAAGCCTGCTAATGGCTATTGGCTTTTATTGAAAGAGGGTGAAGGCAAGACCGTGTCGGGCAAAAAGCTCGATGAAGTGACCATTTACCCTCATGATGTGAGTTTGTTCCAGTTTCGGTTTAACAGCCGCGAGAATGCGGGAACGACAATCGCCACTTATCATGATGTTGCCTCTGGCGACACCAAGCAGATCCAGCAAGGCAACGGTGACCCGGTGTTTCGGATTGCTTATAAGTTCCCGAACTATCAGGAAGCCGAACACGCCGTGCGTAACCGCCACAAGATGGTGAAGTCTGGATCGGATGTCATGGATATTACTATGCCCGCTCGGCCTGACTTGATGAGTGTTGTCGCGGAAGGTTATGTCAACGTGTCAGGCTTTGGTGATCAAGAGGATGGCAAATGGCGAGTCAAAACCGTTGAATGGCGCCTCAGCGATGCGGGTTTACAGTTCCGCATAGCAGGCGATAGGGGGAGCAGTTAGATTATGGTCGACATGAAAAGTGCCTTTTATTAGGCATAGAGCTTCCTTGGAATACAATAAGTCAATCACTACGTCAATGAGACCAACCATTGGGTGTTGAACTGAGTGAGATTGGTCTTACTACTCCGAGATATGGCTTGCCGAGGTGCTTTAATTAAGCACCGAATAACTTGTGTGAACTGAATCGCGCACATCAAAATAAGCAGAAATCTGGCAACTATACGCCTTGGAAAATTGCGGGAGCCCAATGCTGACATCCGACTTTGTCAATGAGTCGTTAGGGTGAGATATTAGTCACCAAATGGCAGTTTGACCATAGAGCAATATTTAGTATATTGATAATAACTAATTGATTTGTATGGATGTTGGATTGTGACCAGAGCTCGTAATAAAAATACTGGGGAAATAGAAGAGGCCAGTCAACTAAATCGGTATAAGAACGTTAACGCTATTCCTAAAGGTCAATATGAATGTCCTAATATGCTATGCAGATATCCTGCTACTCCATGGGCTGTTAATACTGAAAAGCGTTCACCGGCATTTCAGTATAAAAAGCATCATGCTGAAGGCTGTCATTTTGAGACGATGACTGGTTCAGATAAACATTCCAATAGCGATGCAGGATCTAGTTCGTTTAAACTACCTTATGTGACTGATTTTATAGAACCAAGAAAACAATCAGGAGACGGTACATTAGGATCTGGTGGGAAAGTATCTGTCAAGAATACTAGCGGTGGTAGAACGAAGACAGGTATATCGAGAACTGCCAGAAAAAATCAGTATTCGTCAATGTTAGGGGCATTGGTTGATTTCTATTTGGAAGATCCAGACAAGCACGGTCCTTTATCTCTCAATTTATTAAACCGCCCTTTTACCTATCGCAAATCTTTCCAAGAAATAACATCAAAGCGGAATATTGGATACAAAGACAATTTTGTATTCTATTGTGAAATTAAAAACTCTGTACCAATTGTTATCAACGAAGAGCATTTCACAATAGAGTTGATGCGAAAGCATCAAGATGTTCAAAACTATAAAGTTTGTTTTGATACTGATGGATGGACAGAGCATCAAAAGCAATCGTTAATTGAAAGCCTAAAGTACGTACGACAATTATCTACTGAAGCATTCAAAGACAGAATACAAGAAACAGCATACATCTTCTTCATCGGCAAACAAGACAAGTCTGAACGACATGTCTTTCATTGTGTACATTCACAATTTGCTCACCCTTATTTTGGGGTAAAGCCAAGATTATTATCGAATGTATGGGGAACATTTAAGTTAGAAACAGAAATATCTGTAGCCTCCTCAGAAGTTGAGAATCAACTTGTTGATTTTGAATCAAAGACTTTAGAGGATTTCGTACCAGAACCAGAACCAGAACCAGAACCAGAACCAGAACCAGAACCAGAACCAGAACCAGAACCAGAACCAGAACCAGAACCAGAACCAGAACCAGAACCAGAACCAGAAGTTAACAAAGTAGAATTCGTAGCTACCTCCAAAGAAACTCAAGATGGTACACAAAAACCAGTTCAGAGAGCTCATCGGAAGAAAGGGGTATTAAGTTGGTTAAAAGGAATATTTGTATCTTGGTAGATATGTATTTGGTGTGACGTTTTTATTTTGTTAGATATTGAATCTCATAACCTAAGTTTATGAGTTTCATTGATTATCATGAACAGTTCAAAGAGAATTGTGCGCAATAGTTTTGAAGTTACTGAATGCTGTATAGCTACACCCAATTTATAAGGGTGTAGCTATAAATTGAAGCCTTACCCGATAAGTTCGGAAAGAGTCGCCATGTGATGCATTATGTTCAACTCTTTAGGTATACTCAATTGTGAGAATGGCTTACGAACTAATGATTCTAGACCTTTGTCCCTTAAAGTAGTGTTATCAACGGATGATTCACCGTTTGTAGACCTCACAAAATCAACTAGCTGGTGATCAGGGTTGCAAGTTAGGCAATTCGTTGCTCGATTTAGGCTAAAAATTGCCTAGCTAGGCAATTTTTAGTTGCATATAAGCCAAATTCTGGAAGCTACATATCAAATATCAATTGGGTATGTTTTTTGTACAGAAATGAGCCATCTCAATAAACAGTAGAAGTTTATCTATGGTAAAGGCAGTTATTGTCGGTGATATCGGCACCGATCATGATGGGTTTCCGCCAACAAAGATTACCAGTGGCTCGCCTAATGTTAAATTTGACTTTATGCCTGCAGCTAGAGTAGGGGATCCATTAGAACCTCATTCCAAACCTAAACATCCACCTCATGGGAGATCCATTTCGTCTGGGTCTTCAACCGTTATGATCAATGGAAAACCCGCAGCTATCACAGGTGGTAGTATTTCTTGTGGTGGTGTAACTATTGGCAGTTCATCAGTCAATATAGGCGATTCTCATACTCCTGCACCAAGTTCAATTTTGAGTAAAACACTGTATGACATCAACGTTAAGGTAAAAGATACCAATGGTTCCATATGCCCATTTATGGAGGTCTTGTGCTTGTTTGATGATGGTTCAGAGCTAGTGATGAAGACTGATGCTAATGGTGAACTAAAAGGTTTAGCTAAAGGCGATAAGATGAAAAAAGTATCAGTGAAGCCAAACAAAACAAAAAATTGGTTATTGAGGGATAGCTAATGACTGACACCGTATCATCAACTCCAGTAGCCGATACAACTCCATATGAGATATTTCTTTCAGGTAATGACGATTTTTTGATACCTGTAGTATTTCCTGACTACCTAATCTCAGTCGCAGATGAACAATCATTTGAGTTATGGGGTGTAAAAATAAAAACTCCTGCAGTGAAGGCCCCCTACCTTGGTCACGCTGGAGTTATTTTGATTAATGGTGAAACAGGTGTTACTCGCTATTATGAGTATGGCCGTTACAAGAACCCTAAATCGGATATCCCAGGAAATGTGAGGAAGGTTGGGGTATCAAATGTAACTATAAAAAGTGGTCTAATTACTGAAAGCTCGTTACTGAAGGTTCTTAAAGAAGTGTCCCTACGTTCTGGACAGGAGGGGAGAATTTCGGGAGTGGTATTAAGAGGAAAGTTTTTCTCTGAAGCAGATTCATGGTTAAGGGGAAAAATGGATCTTAATAATAGCCCTGATAAGATACCTTATGACTTGGATAGCCATAACTGCATGACATTCGTCATAGATTTAGCTGATGCAATGGGGTTAGATCCGGCTTGGAAACCTCCTGTTGTTGTACCAAGCGCGTATATTGAACAGTTTCAGTTAAGTGAAATTGATTTAGATTATGACTATAAGACCAACAAATTAACGGTATCTGAGTGATATGAAAAAAATCATAAAGTGGTTTGCAATCTTACTGGTATCAACCTGTCTTGCCGTAGTGCTCTTGGCTACGTTTCTTTTTAAATTTGAATATTCGGTACCAAATGCTCAGATTATTGGACAAATGATTTGGTTCCCAGAGCCCACAGCAACGGGTCTCAGTATTGTAGAGAATAAACATCCTATCTATACGATTCGCATAACGTGTGGCTCTCCGGATAATATTTGCCATGAAGGCCTATTTGAGTACAAAGGGAACACACTAAGCAAAATTGAGATAAGAGATTTTGCTAGCTATTTAGGTGAAGAAATCACCTTAACGAATGGTGAAACCTTAGAACCTATGAATTGA